ACCGATGGCGCCCCATGCACCGCCTGCATAGCCCTCAAAGCTTGAGGTTGTGCTGTTATATCTGATGTCGCCGTTACCAGCAGAGCCAGACCGCTGAGCTGTCGTACCAACAGGCAGTCGCAGGGCAGTCGTCGTGTTTAGGACAACATCACCAGTGAACGTCGCACCTGAAAGCGGTGCTAGTCCAAAGTTGGTTGTGGTGATCGGGCCAAGGGTGACGTTGCCGTTGTTAGCAGCGTTGCGGGCCTTGAGGTTGTTGCTGTCGTTAGTGTCAACGAACAGCTGGAAAGCAACCGTGTCAGTCGGCGTACCACTGCCGCTGTTGACTGACTGAATTGCCGCAAGGGCATCATTCAGGTCGCTACGGAAATTTGCGCCTGACTGGTTGGCTAGCGAATAGTCGTGTCTTGCCACACCTAGGCCGCAACAACAACATCAGTCTATATCCCACGTCCATATCCATTGGCCGTGTAAGTGAAGTTGCGGTTGACATTGCTTCCGCCGGAATCCAACACATCAAGATCGAACCCTGTGGCGCTGACGTTGCTGATGTTGACCCGTTCACCATCGCCCAGGTTCTGCACAACGACACCAACGCTGGGCAGGTAAGCATTAAGGCCGCCAACCGTGGCAGTGCCAACAAAGAACGGTTTTTGGAAGGTCACTGACTTAGTGCTTGTTCCAGACGCAATCGCCGTGTGGATTTGGTCAACACGGGGATTCACCAGAATCTGGTAACCCATCTGATCGATCAAGATGTTTTCGTCAACCTTGCTGCTGGTCAGCTCAGCTTTGAACTGAAAGCCTCTGCCCCTAAAGCTGCCGTTGTTGAACGGCACCCAGTCGCTATAAGTCGGGGAACCACTGGGGTCATCGTTGGTAGAGCGGACATACAGCTCGGCGTTGACGTTCTGAATAATGCCGCCGTCAATGTCTTCCCAAGTGTCAATGAGCGCCGTTCTTGCATCAACACGGTCAGATGGGAAAAAGCCACGGGTGACAAAGTGGCGGCGCATCTCGATCGAGGAAAACGCAATTCCAAGATCAACGGTGTCCTGGAACAGGTAAGTGCCGCTCGACTCAATATCCCCCAAGAAGTCAATGACAGGGATGGTGTCAAAGTCAGTGACATCATCAATGTTGTCGCTGCCCTGCAAGGTCAACGCAGTCTCATCAGTGGAGTAGAAGCAGTTGGTCTTAGTGCCGGGGAACGGCGTTGACTCCTGATCTTCTCTGTGGTTCTCAGCGACAAGCTGACCCAGTGCGTCAGGAATATCGACAAGGACGCTGGTGTCATTTGTGCTCAAGCGCCCGCCATCATCCGCAAACTTGAGGATGTATTCACCCTCCAACAACGGCACAGCAACGTCAGTCGCTACGCCAGGGATTGCGTTGATCAGGTCAACACTGTTTGAGAATGTGGCTGTGCCGTCGGTGAGGCTGCTGTGACGAACGTGAACCTTGCCGCCGACTTTGACATCAAGGTCAACAGCTTGATCCCACTTGAGCCGTGCAGTGTTTGCAGAAATTGGCTCGATGGACAGGTTCTGCACATCAGCTGGCGGCGCTGTTTTGCCAACCAACTCAAAGGTTTTTGAAGCGGTTGTGCTCTGCTTGCCAAGAGAACTCACAGCACGGATCTGAACAGTCAGGGTGCCAGCCCGCAGCGTTCGCAAGGTGATCGATGGGTTTGACGTGTTCACCTCAGTAAAGTTGTCGCTGCCGATCCTGTACTTGACCCGAAACTCATTGACGTTGCGCCTGTCGTGCTGCCAACTCAGGTCAAAGCCAGTGTGAACAGTCTGGCCCTCCTGATATAAAAACTCAGCACCAGAAAGGCTGTCAGGTGCGTTGGGCGTCAGGCTCAGGTTGCTGATGTCCCGTGTTGTTAAAGCAATGTTTTGCTCAACAAAGTCGTAAACGGATTCGTTGTAAGCAACAGCAGTTACGCCAACGGTGCCGTCCCCACCCTCAGCAACAGAAACAACCCGATATTGCTGCGACTGAATATCTGTGGTTTGAATCAGGTAAATGGCTTCCGCCTGGGGTGCTTGGCTGAAAGCGCTGCTGACTGTAATTGCCGTGCCACTGATGGTGCTGATTGCTTTCGTCTCAACGTTGCCCGTTGGCAAAAGCACTGACAACGTTGGGTTGCTTGACATCTGTACGGACAGGTCCGTGTCGCTGTCAATAGTGACGACAGTTGTCGTTGCAGAACTGACCCTGCCGCTGCGGCGTGTGCCAGCACGCAACGGGTCAGCAATGTCGATAACGATGCCTGGGGTTACAGCGATGCCAGCATCAATAGAAACAGCAAAGCTGACTGTCTCAGACAGCAGCCTTTCGCTGGTCAGCAGCCATTTGCCCAGCCTGTGCGCCTGGCCCTGGCTGTAACAGCCAACCGCCTTTACGTCTTTGTTGACGATGCCGTACTTGGCGACAGCATCATGGTCCTCAACGTATTCGTATTCAACCTCACCCAGTGTGTCGTAGCTCTGCCATGCAACAGTCGCGCAGGTGTGCCGTGTTTTCTCTGCTGTGCCGCTGTAAGTAAAAAGGCCCTCAACAACATTGCTTGGACCAAGGAGATATTGAGAGTCCGCAGGCTTATCCTGCCGCACAACAAGGGAACCGGCCCCGTAGTAGCTGATGCCCCTGAAAATGCTGGTCAGCTGCTGGATAACGTTGTAAACCTCATCACGGGTGTTAAGCAACAGATTGAGGCTAAATCGTGGCTCTTGTCCGCCGTTGCCATCGTCGACAAGCTCGTTGCAGTATCTGCTGATTTCATAGAAGTCGAACACATCCAAGGACGACTCAGGCACAGAACAGCCGTAGCGAGTGTCCGTCAGCAGATCGTATAAGCACCACGCTGGATCATTGGTCCACGTTGCCGCAGACAGCGTGCCGTCAAACAACCCTGAATAAGTGATGCGGCCCAAGTGTGTTGTGGTGTCAACAGTGCCGTTGCTAGGGATCCTGACTTTTGTGCCACGGATCAAATACTTGCGTCGTGGGATGTTTTGAAACTGTTTTGAGCTGAACCGCAGGCCAACCAAGGCAGAGTTCGGGTAGGCCAGTTTTTCGTCTTGAATCTCCGTATAGCTGGTGAAAAATAAGTTGCTGACTTTTTTGCTAGAAGTTTCATCTGCGCTAACCCTCACAACCCGGAGATCAACAGGGAAACTGCCTGTAAGTGGGACTAAATAATCGCGCTGATAGCGGCTGCTGCTTTTGCCGCTGATGGTGTCAGTGACAACGTCGTTATATCCACCACTGTTGTACTGAGCCTGGATTTTCAGTTGGACAGAGTGCCCAATGATGTCCCCTTTGTCGGTTACTTCTTGCAGGCTGGGCAGCGAGATAGTCACCCGCACCCTGTCAACATCGCTGTCAGTGATTGACCTGGTTACAGGAGTGCCGTTCGTAACTTCAACGTTCACGGAACGGACTGTTTGAATCCCGCCTGATGGATCAGGAATGTGAGATTGGCCCTGCGTTCCATTGACTGAGGCGACAGCAAAATTGTCAAAGTTGTAGCTGCCGTCTGCGTTTTGGAGCGGAGTGTCCTCTAAAAAGATGCTTTTTGCACCATCATCAAACCCTTGTATCTCGCCCTCACAGAGCAGATCAAGAACGCTGGCAAACTGCTCAGACGAAAGCGAATCATCCTGCTCAACAGGCGTGCGGCCACCACCGCCGCCACCTTTGCCGCCACCACCAGAGCCAAGGATCAGTTTTTCTTCAGGCATCAGCTCTTACGGCGGAGGAGGAAAGCCAGGGTCAGGCTTTCTTCGTTTTGATCATTCGGGGAGTGGTCAACGTCCAGCCCGCTGCTGATCACAGCAGACCCAACAACGACCCGCCCATAGGCTATTGGCACCGCAAGACCCTGCTGGCTGGTATTGGTGATTCCGCTGAAGCTGAAGTTCTGAATTCGGTTGGCTTCTTTCAACTCAAGCCCTGAAGGTGGCGTCGGCGAAATAATCTGCGACACACCTGTAAGAACCAAGCCAGCACCAACAGCAGATAATGCCGTGCCGACTGTTGTCAGTGTTCCAATCGTTGCTGGGGCTAATGGGCCAAACACGCCAAAGCCGGAACCAAACAAGCCAGCACCAGGAAACAGGAACGACGCACCAATCAGCAAGCCGCCAAAAATAGCTCGACCAAAACCACCACCAGCACCAGCAACTACAGGCGTAATGCTGAAGACCTCGCGCTCTGACCAAGGCAAACCCAGCAAGCTCACGTCATCAGGGGTTGCATCTTCCCTGCCAACCCGCACTCGATAAGCAACGCCATCGTGTTCACTATCAATAAGCCACTTGTCCAAGCCAGGGAAGTTGACACACAAAGCCTTGACCGCCTGTGCAGGTGTTGCCACGTTCAGCTCAAAGCGGCACTGGCCTAGCCGCTCCCTCAAAGCGCCGTAGACCTTAACGACTTTCATGGCGTATCGCCCGGTCTGTGGCCTTCAAATAATAGCCACCCAGTAAATCTCTAGAACTCAGGCGCCCTTGTACATGATGCAAAATCTGTTGGTCGCCAAGGTAGATCGCCGCATGGTTTGGCACGGGTGATTGCAGGTTCATCAGCAACAGGTCACCACGCTGCAGCTGCTCAAGCGGCACCCTTGAAAACCCTTCCTTCGCAAAGTTTTCTACATACATGTTTTCCCCGTTGTGCCACCACTGATCACGTCGGTGATAGTCACTCAAGATGATGCCGTACTCACGCTGGAAAAAGTCACGCACCAACGTGTAGCAGTCCACAATGCCGTGGACAAACTCACGGCCTACATACTGCAGCTCAAAACCTTCTGGCTCGCAGTAGCCCCAGTCCTCAGTCTTTGGGTTGACGATGAACCAGGGCAAGCCGGACTTTTCACAGGCAACACGGTCAGCCTCTGACGGCTTGGGATTGGTTTTGGGGTGGCTGTGGCAAATAGCCACTACCTCGCCTTTGTCTTCCACTTCATGCCAGCCGTCCAGAACAAAATGCTCATCAGGCGTTTGGGCGATGTTGCGACAAGGGAAATAACGGCGCCTGCCCTTCACAACAGCAACCAGCCCGCAGCACTCCTTTGGGAACTCATCCTTTGCATGCTGCAGGATGTCCGCCTGCATTGCGTCAGTCAACTTCATCGGGTCAAGCCAGCCCCAGGGAAAGACCCAAACGGGAGAGTTCCGTTTTCACCGAAACGCAGCTTGCAGGATGAAAGGCGCTTGCCGCAGACATCCTGTGAAAGAGAGGGAACACTGTTGCCGTTCACATCAAAGAAGTTGCTGCCGGTGTAGCTGCACTCACTGCTCCTGTAAATCCATTGACAAGTGTTGGCGATGATCTGTCGCTTTGGCAGCTTCTGCCCTGCAAGGTCAAACTCGCTGGCAAGTTCAAAGGTCACAACATCGCGGGTTTCTGTTGCCTTGCGGTTGATGCGCCAAATCTCTGTTGGGAACCTGGCATTGGGGTCTGCTGTTGATTCCCCGTCCAAATAACGTTTGAGGGTGCGGATGCGTTTCACTGTTGCACCTGTCAGGTCATTGCCTGTTGTTGTGGCATTGACGAGCGCCAGCAGCGTCGTGATCGTGCCGTCAAGGTTGGCGATGGTCAGCGTTGGTTGTGGCAACGTGCCACCAGAACGCATCTCAAACCCCTCAGCTTGGATTGGCAGGCGTGAGTAAGTGTTGCTGTCAAAAACGATGTTTCCTGTTATGTCGGCATTGCTGCCCGCATGAAACCGATAAACGTCAGAACTGCCGTGCAACGTGCTGTTCAGGTGAAGCTCAAACAGCTCAATGATTGCGCTGGGCGCAAGAACAGAAACGTCCTCGTAGACGCTGCTGATTGCAGTCCAGACAACGGTGTTGTCAGTGACTGTGCTGCCAATATCTGTCGGCCATTTGGGCTCACTGCTGGCGGAAGTGCCAGCTGTTGAGCAGCGAAACCATAAGCCACTGTTTTGGCTTGTGGTGGCTCTGCGAATATCACCAACAGAGAAAGCGGTGCTGGCTGCCCAGGCTGCAACTGCTGCCATTACGGTTCAGGAACTTGGCGGAAGGTTGCGTTGATTGTGGCCCGATTCAGGTAAGGAATGGATTTACTCCAGCTCTCACATACAAACTTTGCAGAGCTGCTTTCCCCTGGCGGCGTGAAATCAAACGACGCTGAATCATCAGCTCGTGCATCCAGAAAGGTTTCGATCGTGTCTGCATCAGTTTCAGAAACCTCAAAGGTCAGCTGATAAACCTTCATGTTTTGGTTGAGCCCATACTGCAATCGCAGTTCGTAGCCATCCCCAAAACGAACAGAACGATTGGCTGGGCGGCTGCGTTTCTGTACGCCGTAGGTTGGCGTGATGGTGTCAGATGTTGGGAAAGAAGCCATTACACAGCAGCAAGAAGGCCACCAGGCCGTTTCTGTTTCAGCAGTTCCTGTTGTACTGCCAACCCGATGGCCTTGCCAAGTTGAGCACCCTGCCCGCTGCTGGCATCAGCTGAGGTTTCAGAGGCATCAACATTGACGGTGATTGTTGTGCTGCCCATGCCGACACCGTTTGGCAGGATCGTCCCAGCACGGTCAGGAACAAACAGCTCAGGGCCACGCTCACCAACCACAGAGGGGCGGCCAACAGGCGGACGGCCACCATTTGCAAAGCCAGGCAGAGCGGAAAACAAAGAGCTTGTAGGGAAAGCGAGCTTAAGCAGTGAGTTGACGCCCAACTGCAACAGCTGACGTCCAATGCCTTGGAGTGCGCCGCCGAGGGCTTCAGTGACGCTTTTGGCTTGCATTAACGAATCAACGATTGCTGTGCTGATTGTTTGTCCGGCTTGCTCATACAAAGCGTTGAGCCGTTGTTGCTGTTCAATCAGTTTTTGCTTGTCATCTTTTGCCTTTTCAAGCTCAAACGCTTGGCTGAATGGCACTCCTTTTTTAACAAGATCTAGGACGCGTTTTGTGAAGTCAGCAAATTCCTGCCCGTTTGTGACTGCAGCGTCCAGCAGCAGATTTTCTTGCTCTCTGGCCCTAATGATTTCTTGTGTGGCCGCTTGCCTTTGTTGAGCCTGTAATACCAATTTTGCGTTTGCTTTTTCTGCTTTTTCTAACGCAATCTGCTCAGGTGTTTTGCCTGTTTTTGGTGGCTTTTTGGGCGTCAACTTGATTGGTGAAGTTCCTTTTGGTGTTGGCCCAATGTCTGCAGCACTTGGCGGTAACTGGCCAGGCACAGCTCCACGAGCAATCGCAAGGCGCCTGTCTTGCTCACGTTTCAGTGTTTCTTCAAAGAAAGCACTGGCTTCAGCTGAGCGGCCGAAAAGGCCAGGTGCTCCGAACTTGGCGTTTGTCTGCAGAGTGGCTGCCTGCAACGCTAGTTGACGTGCCCGAACTGTTTTGCCGCCAGATGCAACGTTTTCAACAACGTTGCCAACTGTGCGGGCAACACCAGCCAGCAACGATCCAAGGCCACGAATCAGCGGCTCCAGCTGTTTGATGACAGTGCCTATTC